ATTCTAAACTTAAAGATTTTGTATAATATTATATTATAAGAATGGCATCAGTCTCTGCATTCAACGATATGATGGGACAATTTATTGCAGAACTTCACAAAACCTTCCCCAAGGAGGGTGGCATAAAAAAGTTCATGACATCGTTTGAACTACTTCGTGATACAAATCCACGAAAATGTGTAGAAGCCTACATGAAAGGTGTTGGTCCATATTCTGAAAAGATTTCAAATAAGGATGATACGTTTATTACAGAAGATATTTTGAATATTGATTTTATCAAGGATTTGAATATGAAAGACAAATGGTCTAAGTGTTCTCCCAAGACACGCGACGCAATTTGGCAATATCTTCAAACGCTTTACATGCTTGGTACGGCTATTTCTGCTGTTCCCGACGAGACATTATTTGCTATTGAGAAACTCGCGCAGGAGGCTGCGAAGACTATCCAGGGTGGTGGTTCAGGTGGTTTAGATGAGGCCTCTCTCCAAAAAATGATGAGTGGTTTCCTTGGTGGTATGATGAAAAAATAAATACCCATATTATATAAATGGAAACTTGGTTTGAAGATCCAAGAATTCTTTTTGATGTAAATAAGGTTCTTGAATTTTGGCCAAATGCTCGTCAAACTTCAGAAGAGCGAGTGAATGCTACATCTCGTTTTATTATTTATGCGACGTGTTTGATTTATCTTTTACGTCGTGATGTTCGTATATTTGTATTGGGTATAATGGTTCTTGCTGTTTTATACCTTATGTATCGTTCAAATATGATTAAAGAAAACCTATATCGTCCAGAAGGTTCGGGTGATCAAGCCTATGGAAATTGTCAAATACCAACTATAGAAAACCCCATGGGTAATGTTTTAATGACAGATTATACTGACCGTCCCAATCGCCCTCCCGCTTGTTACAGTGCTTCCGTTGCTCCCCTAATTAAAAAGAATTTGGATGACACATTACCCTATGATGCTGGTCGTTCTCGTTCTCCTTTACCAGACCAGCAACGGTATTCAGCGGCTAGACAATTTGTATCGAGCCCCGTCACAACTATTCCAGGCGACCAAACTGGTTTTGCTGAATGGTTATATGGCGAAAAATTTGCTCCAATTTGCCGTAGCGATACTGGTGTATGTAGTCCAGATGCCCGAGGTGTTCAGTTAGAACAATTCAGAGGATTGGATTACGGAAGCAATAAACGAGGATAAATATTCTTAGTAAATAATAAAATGGCGTATCAACTACAGCCAGATTTAGTTCGTCTTAAAAATCCAGCGGTTCCCGAACACAGTGCCTTGGACTATGTATTTACATATCCCCAAGCGTCAAGTTTGAATTACGTGAGTTCTCGTCCAAACACCGTCCTTTACGGAACTTCTCCTTATATGGCTGGTAAAGGTTCTCCTGCGGAATACATTGAAACAAGCGATGAACTTAGACCACAGACAACGACACAGTTTGGTAAGATTACAGTAGATCGGTATGAAAAGAACTTGTTCCCAGTTCATAAGACCATGCCACCCCCTCCTCTCCCCCGTTCATATGATCCAGTCAGTTCTCGTGCTGACCTTCAGAATAATTTGTTTGATTTGCGATATAATAAAAATATCAACAATTAATAAATGGCAGATCCCCTATCTGTTATGGCTTTGATGGGTTTAATTTATGCCGGAAAAACTTTGAGTGAAAGAGAAGTTCCTGTTCGTAAAAATAACCCAGAACCAGAAAATAGTGATCCATTCATTCCACCAAATGCGGGTGCTATTATGGCAGCGACAAATTTTAATACTGATTTCAAAGTGAATGGCGAAGAAAGAGCCTTAGTAAGTAATGAAGTTCAAACTCCATTTACTGATTTAGTAAAACAATCTAGAAGCAGCGGACAGGAAGTTTTAGATATGAAAGACCGTTTCGTTACGGATTTGGGTGTTATGAACAATCTTTCACCCATTGAAAAACAACAGGTCGGTCCAGGTTTAGGTGTCGCCGCGGATGTTCCAGCCGTTGGTGGTTTCCAACAAATGTTCCGGGCCATGCCTGAAAATGTTGGTGCGTATCGTATGACAACTCTCCCAGGTCGACCTGGTCCAGCCGGTGATATTTCTGGTGGTCGGGGTACTTTACCACAACAAATCGGACACAATCGTCCAGAGAAGACGGCGCACCTTCCATCTCGTTTACCACCAACCCAAGGCAGAGCCCAAGGCCAAGGGGGGGCTATAACAGGCGACACCGGGAGACAACATTACGAACGTTCCAAGAGAAGCACACATCGTGCCCAAACATCTTATCGTTCAGATGGACTTAACTTTGCTCCAGCAAAACACTTTGTTGGAAGTGAAACTTTGTCACAAGATCCAACTAGAAATAAATCAGATATTACAGGGGCTGAATACAAATACCAAGATCGTGTCACACCCGGGGTTTCTTCCTTTTATGGTGGATACTCTAATTCATCTTTGATCCAAGCCACAAATCAAGGACAACGTGTCATGACCGCTCAAGAACTTGCTAAATATGGTTTGAGATATAGTGAACGACGTTCTCAAGCCGATAGACCAGGAAATGCTGGCCGCATGAATGTGAGAGCGGGGCCACTTAACCAAGGAGGTATTATCACATCGGTACGTTCAGACAATAGCCGTGTTGATGGCCGTCTCAATCCAGTAAGTGGTGGATGGACACAACAATATGTCCAAACAGAATATCAACAACTCAATCCATACAAAGGACAAGCGAATACTCGTCTCGATCTCGACATCGCCAAAAGACAACTCGCAAACAATCCATTGGCGAATTCCCTTTCAGGATAAATTTATTTTACTTTTCAACAGTGATAATCACTCATTAAAATTTTATACATACATTTTAATGAGTGAAGTAGTGATACTCGACGTAGATAGTTCAGAGAGAGACATCAATACTTTTACAAATATAAATAATTTTGAAGTAGAATTAAAAAATGAAATATATGATGTTTCAAAATTGACCATTGTCTCGGGTAATTTTCACACACCTCAATTAACGTTGTGTAATACAAATAATACATTAATTGTCAGGGATATACCAATATCCAAAAATGTAACCATTCAACTCGATACAAAAAATTACACAGATGGAAATGTTTTAGCGAGTGATTTACAATCTCAATTATCAAATGCCAATTCAAACATTACATCAGTTTCATATTCAAGTGAAACATCTCGTCTCACATTTACAGGAACGCACGAATTCGCACTTTATATGAATAATGATAATTCACCATACAACGTTTTAGGTTTTTCAAAAGAATATGTTTCTTCCTCAGGTAATAAAATAGTGTCAGATGCTATTAATTTGAATGGACCAAATACACTCGTTTTAAAAATTTCATCGGGTTCAGAAATTCTCTCAAAAGATGTATTCTGTGCCGATCCATTTTTTACAGGAAGAATACAATTAAAAGATAGGTATAAAACACATTATATAGGGAGGGATGATCCAATAGAGCATTTATTTTCGAGTGGTTCTATTAAAAATATTAAAAAGTTTCGTTTTGAAATGTTTTATTTGCATGGAGAAAAACTTATTCCTTATGATTTTAGAAATATGAATTATTCATTAAAAATCTCTTTGACGTGTTCTAAAGACAAATTAAAAAATAAACCAAAAGTGAAAAGAGATATTTCTTTACCTCCACCAATAAACATCCCTGAATTTGAAGATGTTGATAGATGGGAAAAATATAAGATTTATATAGCCATGAGTGTTATTATACTCACGGGGACTATTATATTGTTTATTGTTAAACCAGGAGGGCGTTAGCGAGTAACTGCGTAGATTGGTTGTTCTGGACGTTTGACACCCTTGTTGATGTTTCGGATGATCATGTAGACCAAGATGGAAAGAAGAGTTGTCAAGATGGCAGTCAAAGCATAGTGAGAACCACCATTCTTGTTCACTTTAATCACTGAGGCGACAAGGAAACGAACGAGATCCATCCAAGAAAGAGCCGCAGCAAATGTAAAACCACCGACGATGGCTGAGAGAGACTGTGTTTCAAGTTCACTTGCGACGGTTCGCACTACGTTTTCACTCATTATGTATAGTATATATT